ACGATATATCCGGTACAACAGATGGTCAAGGATCGAAAGGAGCATTACATGGACTAACTAAGTTTAGTTTAGATGAAGCCCCTTCTAATAGTTTTTTTCTTGAATATGTTTCAAGACCTCCAACGGCTGAAATGTTTTTTGAAGATGTATTAATGGCATTAGTGTTTTATGGAATGCCTTTACTTGCAGAGAACAACAAACCAAGACTTTTATATTATTTAAAAAGAAGAGGATATAGAGGGTATTCTATGAACAGACCAGATAAAAGTTATAATAAATTATCTGTAACAGAAAAAGAAGTGGGTGGAATTCCAAACTCTTCTGAAGATATTAGACAGGCACACGCAGCAGCTATTGAATCGTATATAGATAGACATGTAGGATTAAAAGAAGATAACAACTATGGAGATCTTTATTTTGACCGTACATTAAATGATTGGGCTTTGTTTGATATAAATAAAAGAACAAAATTTGATGCAGCAATAAGTTCAGGGCTTGCAATAATGGCATGTAACAAAAATATGTATGCTCCTGCTGTAGTTAAAACAACAAAAAAATTAGAATTTGAATTTAAAAAATACAATAATCAAGGAAGTTTTTCAAAAATATTAAAATAAATGGCAAAGTCACACCCAACAGGATTATTCCCAAGTCAATCAGTATCTAATGCAGAAAAGTCAAGTTTAGAATATGGGCAAAAGATAGGAAAAGCTATTGAATCAGAATGGTTTAAAAAAGATTCAGGTACTTCAAGGTATCAGTCTAATCGTGAAAGTTTTCATAGATTAAGATTATATGCAAGAGGAGAGCAATCAATACAAAAGTATAAAGATGAGTTGTCAATTAACGGAGACTTATCTTATTTAAATTTAGATTGGAAGCCAGTGCCGATTATTCCTAAATTTGTTGATATTGTTGTTAATGGTATTGCGGAAAGAATGTATGATATAAAAACATATTCGCAAGATCCTCATTCAACGCAGGCTAGAACAAATTACATGGAAAATATTCTTAGAGACATGAAAGCAAAAGAATATATAGACACTGTACAACAAGTATTAGGCGTAAACACATATAATACAGACCCTAAAAACTTACCTGTAGACGAAACAGAACTTAGTGTACATATGCAGCTAGATTATAAACAAAGCATTGAGATAGCACAAGAAGAGGCTGTAAATAATGTATTTGATTTAAATAAATATCAATTAACAAAGAAAAGATTAGATTATGATATAGCAGTTATAGGAATGGGGTGTGTTAAAAATGGTTTTAATAAAGCAGAAGGAATTACAATAAATTATGTTGACCCAGCTGATATTGTATATTCTTTTACAGAGTCACCTTATTTTGATGATTTATATTATGTGGGAGAAATAAAAAAATTAAGTATAGTTGAACTTAAAAAACAATTTCCTGAAATTACTGAAGAAGAAATAAAAAAAATAGAAGATAATGGGGTTGGTTCAGAAACTTTATTATATAATAAATCATATGGAGCTTTAGACGGAGATGACGAGGGCTATGTATATGTGCTTTATTTTGAATATAAAACTTATCAAAATCAAACTTATAAAATAAAAAATACAGCAACAGGTGGTAAAAAAGCAATTAAAAAAGACGACACTTTTAACCCTCCCTCTGATCAAAGATCTCGTTTTGAAAAGGTAAATAGAGCTATTGAGGTTTTATATTGTGGAGCAAAAATTATTGGAAGCGAAAACGTATTATCGTGGGGAATAGCCGAAAACATGACAAGGCCTAAATCAGATGTTACAAAAGTTCAAATGTCATATAACATTGTAGCACCTAGAATGTATAAGGGAAGATTAGAGTCTTTAGTAAGTAGAATGACTACTTTCGCAGACATGATTCAATTAACTCATTTAAAATTACAACAAGTTTTGTCTAGAATGGTCCCAGACGGTGTTTTTCTTGACGCAGATGGAATAGCTGAAGTTGATTTAGGAAACGGAACAAATTATAATGCACAAGAGGCATTAAATATGTTTTTTCAAACAGGGTCGGTTATAGGAAGATCAATGACGCAAGACGGAGATTTTAATAACGCAAGAGTTCCAATACAAGAATTACAAACAGGAAGTGGAGGAGGAAAAATACAATCTTTAATTACTGCTTATAATTACTATTTGCAAAACTTAAGGGATGTTACTGGATTAAATGAAGCGCGTGATGGGTCTATTCCAGATAAAAATGCTTTGGTAGGGCTGCAAAAATTAGCTGCTGCTAACTCAAACACTGCTACTCGCCACATATTACAATCGGGATTGTATCTTACTTTAAAAACTGCAGAATCTGTAAGTTTAAGGATTTCGGATGTTTTAGAATATGCTAACACAAAAAATCAATTTATAAACTCTTTAGGAAGATTTAATGTGGCTAATTTAGAGGAGGTAGCAGAATTATATTTACATGATTTTGGAATATTTTTAGAATTAGCTCCTGACGAAGAAGAAAAACAACTATTAGAAAATAATATTCAAATGACTTTATCTAAAGATCAGATAAATTTAGAAGACGCTATAGATATAAGAGAAGTTAAAAATTTAAAACTAGCTAATCAGCTGTTAAAATTAAGACGCCGAAAAAAAATGGAAGAAACTCAAGCTATTGCTAGAAGAAATATAGAACTACAATCTAAATCTAATGCAGAAGCAGCTCAAGCAGCAGCTTCAGTTGATATGCAAAAAAATCAATTATCTACAGAAAACAAAGTAAAATTATCTCAAGCGCAAATAGAATTTGATATAAAGAAATTAGAGAGGGAAGCAGCTATTAAGAAAGAACTTATGCTTCATGAATTCCAATTAAATGTAAAGCTTAAAGAAATGGATTTACGAGTGATTAATGATAAAGATAAGTATCGTGAAGATAGAAAAGACGATAGAACAAAAATACAAGCTTCACAACAATCTGAATTAATAGACCAAAGAAAAAATAATAAACCACCGAAAGATTTTGAATCTGCAGGATTTGATACTTTAGGAGGATTTGGTTTAGAACAATTTGAACCAAAATAATAAATAAATAAAAATGGGTCAAGCAAAGGTTAATTTTTCTTACCTTTATAAAAAGAATAAAAACAATTATATTATATCATGTCAGAAGAAATAAAAGCAAAGGTTGTAGAAGACGAAAACCCGTCTACAGCTGAAAAAGAAACTAAAGTCCTTAAAAAAATGGGACTTGATACTGGAGCCGAAACGGTTACCAAAGTAGACTTAAGAAAACCTAAAGAAGAAAAAGATGCCATTCAAGAGCAAAGCACAGATGAGGTTCTTATACGCGACGAATCCAGCGCTAGCGAAGAAGTTCAAGAAAAAAACGAAGCGCAGCCTAAAAAGTTTACCGACGAAAGTAAAGAAGAAAAAGAAGCGGTAATTGAAGAAGTTGCAAAAGAGGAGTCTAAAACAAATCAAATAAAAATTGAAGAGCCTAAAGAGGTAATAAAAAAAGAGCCTGAAATAAACATACCAGAAGGCATAGCAGATCTTGTAAATTTTATGAATGAAACTGGAGGCTCTATGGAAGATTATATTAAACTAAATAAAAATTATTCAGAATTAGACGAAAACAATTTACTTAAAGAGTATTATAACAATACAAAGCCTCATTTAAATACGGAGGAAGTGAATTTTTTAATTGACGATAAATTTTCTTTTAATGAAGAATTAGATGATCCTATCGAAATAAAAAGAAAGCAATTAGCTTTTAAAGAAGAATTAGCAAATGCTAAAAATCATTTAGAAGGTCAAAAAGAAAAATACTATAAAGAAGTTAAAACTACAGGCGCTTTAAGCGCGGAGCAGCAAAAAGCTGTTAACTTTTTTAATAGATACAATACTGAGCAACAAGAAATTGCTCACCAACAGGAAAAAGCGACAAATACGTTTAACCAAAAAACAAATGAAGTTTTTAATCAAGAATTCAAAGGTTTTGATTTCAACATTGAAGATAAAAAATATAGGTTTAAACTAAAAGATGTAAATAAAATTAAAGATACTCAAAGCAATGTAATGAACGTTTTAGGTAGTTACCTAGATGATAAAAATACATTAAAAGATGGGTATGGTTATCATAAAGCATTATTTGCCGCAAAAAACGCTGATAGCATTGCAAATCATTTTTATCAGCTTGGTAAAACAGAAGCCGTAAAGGAAATCTCAGCAGAGTCCAAAAATATAAATATGGACCCAAGACAGACTAGTACCGGTTATGTTGAATCAGGAGGAATAAAAGTAAGAGCAATATCAGGAGACGATAGCTCAAAGCTACGTATTAAATTAAAAAAATAATTAATAATTAAAATTAAAATAAAATGGCAGCAATAACTCCATCAGCTGGAGGCTCGTTGAATTCAACGCCAGCTCCAGTTAAGCAGACTCTTTCATCAAACTACCTATCATTTACAGGTGGTTCTAATGACTGGTCACAGCAGTATTTACCAGATTTATATGAGCAAGAAGTAGAAGTATTTGGAAACAGATCAGTTGCTTCTTTCTTAAGAATGGTAGGTGCTGAAATGCCTATGACTTCAGATCAAGTTGTTTGGTCAGAACAAGGCAGATTACATTTACATTACAAAGGTGCATCAGTAACAGACGCTGGTGTAATTACAATTGCAAACTCAGGAACTCACGCAGTAAGAGTTGGACAAACTATTGTTCTTAGTGACAATCAAGCTACTCCAACTGTTATTAAAGCGTATGTATCTGTTATTGCAGGTGACAATACTACATTAACTGTAATTCCTTATTCTGGAGGAGCAACAGTAGGTGCGGTAACAGGATTTGATACAGCAACTGATAATGGATCTAACACATGTGATTTCTTCGTATTCGGTTCTGAATTCAAAAAAGGAACAGCAGGTATGACTAATTCAGTTCAGCCTTCTTTTGCTTCTTTAACTAACAAACCAATTATCATTAAAGATAAATATGAAGTTTCAGGATCTGATGCTTCTCAAATTGGTTGGGTTGAAGTAACAGGAGAGCAAGGTCAAACTGGTTACTTATGGTACTTAAAAGCTGAAGGTGACACAAGACAAAGATTTGAAGACAACCTTGAAATGGCAATGGTTGAAGGCGAATTTGCTAAAGCAACAGGAGGTGTAGATTCTTTACTAGGAACTGCAGCAGCTGATGATACAGCAGGTACAGAAGGTCTTTTTGCAGCGATAACTTCAAGAGGTCACGTTACAACAGGTATTGCAGGTTCTTCAACAACAGATGATTTAGGCTCATTTGATGAAATACTTAAAAAATTCGATGCACAAGGTGCTATTGAAGAAAATATGTTATTTATCAATAGAGATGTTTCATTAGCTATTGACGACATGCTAGCGGCTCAAAATTCTTACGGTACTGGTGGTACATCTTATGGTGTATTTTCAAACAGCGAAGATATGGCGCTTAACTTAGGATTTTCAGGATTTAGAAGAGGTTCTTATGACTTTTATAAAACTGACTGGAAATACTTAAATGACGGCTCAACAAGAGGTATTATTGAAAACGATATTAGAGGTGTAATTGTACCAGCTGGTACATCTACTGTTTATGACCAAATTCTTGGTAAAAACATTAAAAGACCTTTCTTACACGTTAGATATAGAGCTTCACAGGCTGATGATAGAAAAATGAAATCTTGGACAACTGGATCAGTTGGAGGAAACTTCACTTCAGATTTAGATGCAATGGAGGTTCACTACCTATCAGAAAGATGTTTAATTACACAAGGTGCAAACAACTTTATGTTATTAACTTCTTAAATTTTTCTTAGTAGAGCAGGGCGTCGTAAAAGCGCCCTAGCTTTACTTTTTACTAACTTATATTATATTATATCATGAATAAAAAAACAAAAGCTCTTGAGAGCACTGAAAAAGCAGTTGTAAATACACCTGTTGAAATAAAAAAAGAACCTAAACCTAAAAAAGATAAAACAGGTTGGGTAGTAAAAGATAGAGTATACGCATTAAAAGATGGGCTTGCTCCTCTTACGTATACTATAAAAAGTTCTAATATATATTATTTTGATGAAGAAAAAGGATATGAAAGAGAACTCAAATACACTGTAAATCAAAGAACTCCTTTTGTGGATGAATTTAAAGGTGATGCTCAATTAGCGCATATTACATTTAAAGACGGAACATTAACTGTCCCAAAAGAAAAACAAACATTACAAAAACTTTTATCATTATATCACCCTCAAAGAAATGCACTATTTTTTGAATTTGATTCAGAAGCAGTTGCTGAGGACGAATTAGATATGATTGAATTAGAAGTAGAGGCTTTAAATACAGCAATAAGCATGGAAATTGATCAAATTGAAGCAATAGTACGTGTAGAGGCTGGTTCTAAAGCATCTAAGATGAGCTCTAGTGAGCTTAAACGTGATTTGATTAAAATGGCTAAGCGAAATCCAGTTTTGTTCTTAGAATTAGCAAATGACGAAAATATAAATATTAGAAATATGGGTATTAGAGCTGTTGAAGCTGGTATTATAAAATTATCTAGTGATCAAAGAACTTTTACTTGGGCATCAACTAATAAAAAATTAGTTACTGTACCATATGAAGAAAATCCATATTCAGCGCTTACACAATTCTTTAAAACAGATGAAGGAATAGGAGTGTATGATGCAATTGAAAAAAGATTAAAATAATTAATAATAGCTAGGGCCCTTCGGGGCCAAAGGCTATAATAAATAATAATATGGCCATAAATGTAAACACAGTATATAGAACCGTACTATCTCTTCTTAATAGAGAGCAACGAGGATTCATGACACCCGATCAATATAATAGGTTTGCCAGAATGGCACAACTTGATTTATTTCAAAAATCTTTTTCTGACTACAACAGATATTTAACAAGAAAAGAAACAGGCACAATAAATGATGAATATGCAAATCTTGCTAAAAATACAAAAGAAAAAATTGATTTATTTTCAACATCTTCAACATTAACATTTTCAAGCGGTATAGCCGCAACACCTGCAAACTTGTATAAATGTTTAATGATAAGTACAAGTTCAAGAGCAACTGCTGTTCAAGAAATACAAAAATCAGATTTACCGCAAATCACATCTTCTAAATTAACCGCACCAAGCACTTCATTTCCAATATATTACAAGGAAGGCTCAAGCATATATATATTACCAGACACTATATCTTCAGCTACATTAGATTATGTATTTAAACCAACTAACCCAAGCTGGGCGTTTACTTCAGGGGTAACATATGGTGATATGGCTTATTCAAGTAGTAACTCAATTAATTTCCAATTGCATGATTCAGATGAGGTGCCTTTAATTATTAAAATACTTTCATTAGCAGGGGTTACTATTAAAGATCCAAATGTTGTTCAAATTGCAAAACAAGAAGAAGTGCAAAAAATTAATCAAGAAAACACATAATAAATGGGACTAATTACACAATCAGCTAGAGAATATTACGAAGGCAATCAATTATTTACAGGAGATGGATCTACTACAGAGTTTACATTAACTTTTACACCATTGCCAACAGCGGAGTCGGTATTTAGAGTATTTATAGCAGGGTTAGAGGTTGATGACGACTTACATAGTTATAATAATAGCACAGGGGTAATTACATTTACTACAGCGCCGGCAAATGGAGCTGTAATAAAAGTTTTACTACAAAATCAAAATACAGGAAATTATAGATATATATCTTTGGCAGATATAGTAAATAACTTTTTAGTAGGATATGTAGGAGATGGAAAAATTATTGATCACGCTACAAAACAAGACATATTGTTTCATGCAAAACGAGCAATTCAGGAATTTAGTTATGATGTTTCCCGAGTTGAAAAAATATTTGAAGTAAGAGTTCCTACAACACTAGTTGTACCCATGCCTCAAGATTATGTTAATTATGTAAAGCTATCATGGATTGATGATAATGGGCTAGAAAGGCTAATATATCCTACAAATCAAACATCAAGACCTTCACAGGCTGTATTACAAGATACAGATAGCGAATATTTATATGACACTGATAATTCTTTACTGTTAACAGAGAATGAAACAACCCCTTTATTTGAAGGTATTGAAACAAATGATTCCTTAGGATCCTCAAGTACAAATGATTATTTTACACATAATTCAGATTATGGCCACAGTGTTATAGGTTTTGGGAGAAGATATGGTAGCATCCCAGAACACTTACAAGTTAATGGTGTTTTTGTTCACGATGAGGCTAACGGTCAATTTGGATTTAGTAGTAACTTATCAGAAAAAATATTAACTCTACATTATATATCTGATGGGTTAGGCACTGACGCAGAAATGCAAATACACAAAATGGCAGAAGAAGCTTTATATAAGCATGTAGCTTATGCTATATTATCTTCAAAACAAAACGTTCCAGAATATATTATTAATAGGTTTAAAAGAGAGCGTAGAGCAG